AACCTGCCCGACTGTAAATGTCTGTTTTGCCATGTATCTCCTAGTAGCTCAAACTGTCTTCATCAATTCTTCCATCCACCGCTGAGTCTAGCAAAAAACCTACGGCAAAGGGTTGAGCACATGAAAATGTTACAAGAAAAGAATTAGGTGTGATTTGATATTGTACACCGGCTATAACGCTGTCACTGACCACATTGCCGGCAGGTAAGGTTTGCGTGACCTCAATAGGATTAAAAATATCAAGCTCTAAAGCCGCTGTAGTCCTAGCAGGATCATCTTGACTATAGGCATCTACAGTCAAAGAGTTAAGCTGTATATCAACACCTTGCTCTTTGCGTGAGGCAATAATCATTTGTGCCTGAGATAAGGCATCTGCCTCTGTTTGCATGATGCCTGATCTGACTCTACTATGCTGAAAATAATCGTCAATACTTGCCAAATCGCTTGCAGTCTGCCCACTCAGCCCAGCCGGCGTAACTGTAACCTTGTTAATCATTTGAAAATCAGATATATCAAACTCAACATTTTGATAGGTAATATCACCTGAACCATTAACATCTGAGAATTTTGTAAGTGTAGATCCAGAGGCAGTAATAATGTCTGTCCTTGACATAAACTTAACAAAGCCTCTTTGATCTACATATAAAGCCCCGGTTTCTGTTTGCTCAATTTCTTGCAAAGCTCCAAGTAAAGATCTTGAGTTGCCACTATCGGCTTGGACTGTAGTAGTAGCTGTTGTAGATATGTCCCTCATAAAAGCCGGCCACTCTCCAGCATCAAGCAAACTTGTAACTCTTTGCGCTGTAGTCTGTCCGGCAGTGCCACCGCTAACAGTAGTTAGGGTTGTAAGGTTAAGTAACTGAAAACCATCTACACAATTAAGAGTCACATAGGCAGGATCAAATCCGCTAGGGCTTTTGTAATTCCACTCTTGTACATAAAAAGATCCAAGGTTGTAGTTAATGCTGTTAAAAGATGCAGTCATGCGGATCTTACGCATAGGTTTAATTTTGCCATACAGGGGTGATGATGTATTGGCAGGATTAAATGTACCTGTCTGATCTACAAATACTATCTTTGCACTGCCACCAATAAATGAGTCAGAGGATCTATTAAAGGCACGCCTTATGTAGCACTGTGTTACAAAAGCTGTTATATCTACAACATCCGCCGCGGCTGTACCAAGTACAGCTGTATCTAAAGGTGTTGCAGGGTCATCTAGCACAAGAGCCGGATCAAAGGAAGCTCCGTTGCTGAAATCTATCTCCGCCTTAAATACTGCCGCCGGCATTATCTACCTAAGTTTGCTAACTGGGTAACTGCACCGGTGCGGTTTAAGTTATACAAAACATCTTGGATGACAGATTGTAATTGACCCTCAGATATTACAGAGCCTTGCACATTTACAACCACCTTTGTACCCATGCTACCCATGCGATCTAATGGGATTACGGCCTCAGCTCCAGCTTCTCCAATCATTGCCATTGTAGGTTTATTAACAATGCCACCATCTGCCATGCGTGGTATATCTAAAAGGTTTTGATAATAAGCAATTGCTTGAGCAGTTAATCTACCGCTAGCCGCTGCACCGGATCCTGTAGGATCACTTTTGCCTAATACTTTTTTTAGATCCAATCTGACTTGCTCTCCGGCTGCGATTGGGTCTGCACCTGACAAAATTTGTTGTTGTATTTTAGGACTTATACCAGATATATCGGTTTCCGCAGCTGTCGGTGGAGCTAACTTTTTCTTAGCTAAATCATCTAATAATCCAAGCATTTTGCGTAACTCATCATTAGCTGCGAACAATGCTTTCAAATAAAGCAAAACCTCAACAGTAGTAATACCCCATTTTTTAGCTAACATCTCAACCTCTGCGGTTGTAATTTGACCATCCTCAATAACTTTAAGTACATCTGCATATCTCAAAGCTTCATCAATAGCTTTTGTAGTGCCATCTGCTAATTTTTGCAACAACCTTACGCGAATCTCATCCTCAGCTGACAATTTACGGCTCAATGCAGCTTGTAGATTGATCTTTTCTATGTCAAACATAGACTCAAGTTCTGCTTTTTTCTTATCTAATGCAGCTTGAGCAGCCTTTTCTTTTGTAAGTTTTTTAGTCTTATCTAAAGCGGCAGCGGCAAACTTATCAAACTTTGCTTGCAAGGCGGCTAGTTTTGCGGCAGCCTCTTTTTGTTCTTTAGTTTGCTCTACAGTTTCTTTGGTTGTTTCAGATATTTTTTTGCCGTCTGCGGCAATACCACCAAAAAGCTTTTTTAGTCCATCATACAAGCCCGGCAAAACCGGAATACTTTGAAAAGTAAATATTTTGCTTAATATTGGGTCTGCATCAATTGACTTGCCAAGACTTTGAAAAGCATCTCTAATTTTGTCAATCTTGTCAGCCAATGAAATCAAAATGTATCCGCCGTTTAGTCCTAACTGTTCAAGTTTTGAACCAAAAACATCTGTTGCACCACTACTTCCAATAATGATTTCGGCAGCGGTAATAAATCCTTGACCTAAGTTTTCTTGAGCTTCACCTGCACTAATTGTAAGGTCATCTAATTTTGACCCAAAGGTTTCAGTAGCTCTTTGAGCAGCTCCCCCAAACTTTAGAGTAAGGTAATCTGTTATATCAGCCAAGCCCATTTCTTCGGCTGTAACTGCATTAAAGCCAAGACCTAATTGACCTAAAGCTCTAAATTGTCCTCTATTGGCTTTGCCTAAAGCATCTGTCACTGAAAGTAAATCAACGCCTGACCCTTTACTTGTGTCAATTGCAACACCCAATAAACTTTGTGCCTTACTTAAATTACCTGTTGAAATAATCAAACCATTTAGAGCAGGTGTTAATTCATCCTCAGTAATGTTTGTGGCTGTTTGCAGATCTGTAATAAAAGTTTTTACACCTGCTAAAGATCCAAGCTCATTGATTGAGGTAAGAGATTGCTCTATAGATTTGTCTAGTCTTTCCTGCTCAAGTGCAGCTCTTACAGATGATCTAGCAAGTCTGTCTAAAGCAATGGCCGCACCAATACCAGCTGTAACTAAAGCGGCTTTTGTTGCAAACTTACTAGAGGCAATAACCTTGTCAAAGCCCTTAAGCTCTTTGGTAGCCCTTTGTAAACCTTTTTTATCAAACTTAGTTAAAAAGTTAATTACAACATTTTGACTCAATGCCATTAGTTACCCCTAAATGTCTGAGCAAGGTACTTGTCAATTACAGCTCGGATGCCGTTCAAAGCCTGTTCACCTTTTTGAGCTGTAGCTTTGTAAATAACTCTTTTACCTTTGCCATCTCCGGCAATTGCGCCGTGAGCTTGTGACACCTTTCGGATGAAGCCCTCACTAGCATTAGGGTTGCGGCTTACTCGCCTTGTTTTGCCTCTACTCCTAGCTGTACCGCCGCCTGTTAATTCAAAAATTATTCCCGGCACAGAGGCATTAACTAACGCTAAAGCTGTTGTTTCAATACCCATGCCACGCCTTGCAACTTTGACTTTTGCGCTTGTAATTTTTACACCGGCTATAGCCTCTTGTTGCGACCATTGCCATCTTGATTGATTTGTTTTGCCATAGGTACGGCCTCTATGAGTTTGATCAAAAGCCCACCCCCATGTAGGTGGATAGTAAGGTTTAGTATCTCTCCAACCCGGAAACACCTCAGCCGGTATAAAACTCTTGGCTAGTTTTTCTACAGGTTTTATTTGTTTGCGTAATTCTTTCTGAAATAATTTTTTTGTATCTGGATTAACTTTCTCTATTTTTTCCATAAGTTCATCTAACCCTGATACATAAACAGCCTTGAGAGATCTGTCTGACTTAAGCTTTGCCACTATCTCCGCCTGACTGTCCCTTTTGTTTTTGCAGCCTGTTCTTGCAATATTGCTTTAATCGCCATATACACTGCCGGATCAACCTCTAGTAAATCTTTAGGGCTGATACCTGTGCTAACCGAAATGGCGGCGACTTCCCAAATTTGTCCATGTCGGTCTAGCCATTTTTTGCTTCATACAACAAATCAACATCTATAAATTGATTGATGTAATCATCACCAAAAGCTAGTTCAGTCTTACCTAAATCTTTTTCCAATCGCCAAGCAAGCCACCACAAATCAGACTCCATTTGTAGCTCACCTAATCTCTTACGCCATCCTGTTTTGAACTCAGCCTCAAAGGCTACTTTCACAGATGGCGTAAGATCATAAGCAATCTTTTTGCCGTCTTTCTTTGTTATTTCAATCTTGTGCATGTCCCACCTTTTCTTCTTAGCTTGTAGCTTTAGTCAATGCTGTTACTGGGAAGGTCACTGAGGCTGTAGCAGCTGCATCTGTGCTGCCTGAGATCGGTGTCCATTGAGTAATCAAACATGACATGCTATAGCTTGGATTTGTAGCGGTAACTGTGCCGGTTACTGGAATCAATTTGATTGCCAGTTTTTCACCAATCTTATCTTCAAAAAGAGAGTTCACTGAGGCTGCCGCAAAATCATTGAAGATTTCCATACTGATTGATGATACTTCAATACCACCGATCATATTCTGTACAGTATCGTTCATGGCAGTTATAGTTACTGCCTCTACTTCGCGGTTAAGACTTACAGTGCTGACAAATGAAGATATGGTTGATGTACCCACAATCACAGCTACTTTATTACCCATAAATATGGCCATATTTTTCCTTTCGCTAACCTATCAATTCCACTGAATATTGATAACTTAGGTAATCAATACTAGCGGATGTTATTGTGCCTGGAGATGCAGACACAACTCTTAAAGTTTGCACTGCACCGCTTAGTGTTTTATCAGCCTCAATAGCGGCTTTGATTGAGGTTGAACCGGATGAGCTGAGTAGCCCATCCAATCTTGATTGCCCATCTTTTTCGCTCATGCGCCCGACCATTACAATTATGTTGCAGGTTGCAGAGTCAAAGCCTCTGTTGAGTGTGTAATCATAATTCATAGACAATTGACCAATAACTGCAAAAGCATTATTTGTAGGGACATTTGTAGAGTCAGGGACATAATCCATAACACGCAATCCTGTGATAGCTGTAAGAGCTGTTTTAAGATTTGTCCTTACTGTACTTGGCACCATTAGGCAATAGCAATCTTTTGATAAGCCCTAATCATTTGTGATACATCTCTGCCTACTGGGGACATGCGTATTACACCAAGATCACCAAGACCTAGGACACCGCCCGGAGCATCTTTGCGCTTGTATAAATCAGCTGTAAGAATTAAACAAGCTACATTGACATCACTGGGTACAGATGGCCAGCCAAACTTAGCTGTGACTTGTACACCGGGGCGTAAGCCGTTTTGTGTTAAGCCCGGAAATATAGGCCATGACTCTGTATTAGACACCATTGTCAATTGTGTAAAGGGTCTGCCTAAAGCTGAGGCTGTAAGCGGATCCATAATAAAATCTGTGTTCAAAGTTAGTGTTTTTGTGTAAGTGCCGTTGCCGCCCTCATCTACTTTTACAATAAGACCAGTGGTGCTACTAATGTCATCTGTATAAACAAAAATATCTGAGTAGGCTCTATAAAGACGCACTGTTGCTGTGGCATCTGCATAAAATCTGCGATTAGCAATCTTATCAATTGAGCGTGATGATGACTCCACTAATTTTTCTAATAAGGTGTCATCTGTTGTATCTGAGATAGACAAGTAAGCCTTGATCTCAGCAAGTGTCGCGTAGCCGTTTGTTATAGCCATGGCCGGTATCCAAAACCTAAAGTGCTCTGGGACATTAAGCAAACTCCAATTCTTAAATACCGACCATAGTCAGGATCTAAGCCCCTTGGAAGGGTAAGGGGCTTAGAAGCTTTTTACTTAGAAGCTTGGTGTTGCCAAGCCAGTGCCGTTAATTTGTGCAATTGCTTTTGGATAACGCTCAGCTGTGAATGCTGACATGCCGAATA